CTTTTCATCCATTTTATTAGTCATTCCGCAGTGTCTTTTTTAATGTTGCCTAACGTGGCATTTACGAATGTTTACAAGAAAGGCGGGAATTGCCCCGCCTCTTTTGTCAATACGGCACATTCATTATCGGCACTTCAATACATCTGCAAGAGCCGTGAACAGGGATTACATCCTCATCAATAGGAAATACCTGCCCGTCAAGATTGGAGCAAGTGTCGCAGGTGTGGCTGTCTTTCTGTGCAATAATGAACTTCGCTTCAGCAAATCGCCAGTAGAACATGTTTGCCCTGCTGAACCCACGGGTAATCATGTCATCATTCAGGTTTCTGAAACTTCTGTATGCTGACAGTCCGCTCATCTCTATCATTCCAGACGCTATGGCGGCAATGACAAGCTCATCCGACTTCGGGTCTTCAATTCTGTCCATGTACCAGTGAAGAACACCGTCGGCCGTCATCTTTTCTTCCTGACCTATCTTTATGTACGACTGTATCTCGTTCTTGAACGAATCGGTGTACTTCTTTGCTCTTTGCTTGTAGGTATCTCCGAACAAGAGTGCGGCGATGAACGCTTCATCATCCCATCTGTCGTCAGGAATCCTGCCGAGATGTTTTTTTGCAGTGGTGTATGAGATGTCGTCAACGGTGACGAGCGAGTCCGACACTATTTTTGTCATGCTGTCTTTTACGTATGTCAACTGCTTTGCCGCTCTCTTCGTATTGTCAAACTTGAAATCGGCACCGAACTTGCCCCTGAACTCGGCATAGCTGAATCCGTAGTCTATCAGTCGTTTTGCAGCAGTTGCTATTACCCTGTGTGTCAGCTTGTGGGAAAAGTCAGCTATCTCGAACGCTTTTTCCGCAGCCTTAATAAATTCATTCTGGTTTATCATGTGTAAATATTTGTGCTTGGGTTGTTAATCAAAAAGGTTACATCAAACAGGGCTACCTTTGTTCCGTTATAGACTCCATCATCCTTGTAGGACTTATAGTACCCTGTAAGCTGCACACCCTTGTAGTCGTTGTAGATTGTTATCGGCTTTCCGATAAGCAGGTCTATAAAGGCGCTTATCTTGCTTGCCGGGGTGTCCGTCTCGCTGTAGAACCCGAACTTGACCGTATATTCATATGCGGACTTCTTCGGGGTAGCTGGTATGTACACCCTTGAACCATGTTCTTCCGGGAAGTCGGTAACAACGATATTGCTGTCCTTTACACTTCCACCGTATGCTTCTGGACTTTTTATCAGCTCCAACCCCCAGTAGGATATATCCCTGACTATGTCAGAGCCTATCTTTAACCGCATCATTCCTGCCATGACAGACAATTCAATACGTTAGCCCGGTGGAAATCATTTACCCTGTTTATGGCTTTTATCAGGGTCTTGTCGAGACCTATCTCGGCATACTGACAGTAAGAACTATAGGTCTTTTCGGTCTTGTCATAGTCGATGTAGTACGTTCCAAACGGTGATTCCGCCATGAACGGGATAAAATTGTTATCCGACTCGTACTCTGTAAATACTAATTTTTCAACTTCAGGTTTCATTTTTTTCTTTTTTATTTGGTTTCATTGGACACCCGTTACAATAGGGCATCGGTAAATAATAATGCACGAACTTATCCGTGTTTTGAACTTCCTCTTTCTTCATCTTCGCATCCATCAGGTCTGTCTGCTGCTTGATGATGTTTGCCTTTAGAACGGGGTCTTGCGTGTTATTCTTGAGTTCTTCGAGTTCGGTCAGGTTCTTTGTACGCAGTTCGTCGGGAGTGATGTTCTCGATGTCGGCATACTTGTCCGTCTTTGCTTTGAACTCGGTAGTGTCAAGATTATTCATCCGTGAGTAAAGGTCGAATCCCCACTGCGCCAGTTCGGCACGCTTCCCGTCCATATACTCAACGTGCTTCTCCTGCTTGAAGAAGTTTGCGGCGGTACCCCGTTTTGCGGTGTCGCTGTACTCCTCTCCGTCAACAGCCCGCCGCCACAGTTCATAACAGGCGGTAGCGTTTTCGGTGATGACATACAAGTCCAGCACCTGCCGTTTTATCACTTCATACTCGGCGGAACCACGCTTGATCCTTGCATTTTCCCTTACTATCATTCTGCAACATTTGGATTGACATCTCTCAAATTTTCCAATTTACGCTCGTATTCTATTTTAGCCGCTTTTTCCTTTTCTTTTCTCACTTCTTCATTGTTGGCTGAATAGGGCGCTTCCTCCGATGCCGTTTCACCACTTATGATGTCGTACCGCTTCAACTCGGCGATGGAACGAACCTTTGTCTCGTCGTCCTGCGGGGTGAACATCCTGATAGAGGCACGTATGTTCCCATTCGTAATTGATTCCGTGTACCCCGGATATTCAGACACAAAACCCTGTTTTACGATGTTGTTGATGTGGTCTATGGCAGCGTCGAACTCGTGGATAAGCGACATCACCACCCTTTCCGTCGGGTAGAACATCATCTTCATCGAACCGGTGGGCATGTCTCCGCTTGACTTGTGTTTCGGAAAGACTATACCCAGCGCATTGAATATAAGTTCCAACTGCGTCTCAAACTCGAACTTGAACTGAGCCGACATCTCAGCACCGTTCACCATCTTGAAGTCTCCATCGGTGTCGGTTATTATGAGGTCTGTCAGTCCGGTGGATTTGGCCTGCACGGTATCCGGGTCGTGCGATTTCAGGTGGTAGATAGATTTGAATTTCTTCCTATTGTCCTCGGAAAGTCTTGAAAGCATCACCTCCATATTGTCTATGTTCGGCTGCACCCGTGTCCAAAAAGCACCATCATTGCGCCTGTGATAGACAACCGGCATGCCGTTGAATCCGTGAGACACCTTGGAAACGAGCTTCCACTCTCCATCCATCTCGTATGTATGGCAATATTCCTTGTCGTACACGTCGCACTTGTTGTCGTAGAACTTGTAGAAGTAAAGGGGCTTTCCATATTTGTCGTATTCCATGTTGTACTCGTCCCGGTTGAAAAAGGACAGGGTCTGCCATTTTAGCTGATCTTCCTCTCTGTAGAACAGAAGTGCTGCATCACCGAGGGCAAGTGCGCTCTTCACGAACTCATACCTTGCCGTGTCGATGTTCCTGGATTGCCAGTACTCCTTATAGATAGGAAGCGCCGGGTTCTCCCTTAGAGTTCCATCAACGATGTGGGTCTTGTTTCCCAAAAGGTGGGCAAGGATAATGTCTATAGCCATTGCCTGAATTGGAACACTTACCCTGTTCACGAAATAGACGCTCGTGTTCCCATCCTCGTCCTTTATGGGTATGTCATTATACCACGACGGGTTGAATATCTTGTGTCCTGTCGGATAGTACTCGTTGTAGAATTTTACCTGCGTTACCCTGTCGTAGGATGGTCTTGCCGCCCTATCCCCTGACGGTTTGGGTATCTCCCATAATTTCTTGCTGTTGAACGTTAATTCCATAGTCTGTTTATTTATATATCCTTAAATAGCATCCTCTCTTTTTCGGCAATAGCCTTTTCTATTCTCTCTTTGGCGATCTCGAAATATTTATCATCTAATTCCATCCCGATGAAATTCCTGTTGGTGTTTACACAGGCTACACCAGTGCTTCGATTATTTAAAATTGTATTCATAAATCTTTTTTATCCATAAATAAAATTCGCTTTCCGATAAAGTATTTTTTGCAAAATTGCATGTCTTACAGCACGTAACAGAATTTTCGTTTGTATATCCAATATTACTATCAAGCCTGTCTATTCCATTTATTTTTAAGATTTCTTCCGATAATTTTTTTTGACTTTTGCTTTCATTTAACCTATCTTCTATTACCTTTGAGTATTCAGTTCCACAATATTTACATTTTGATTTTATGCAAAGATACGAATAATAGTTGGGATATACAAATTATTTACGGCAAATCTGCAATAATAGCATCTATGCTCTTGTCGGGAATATCCCTCATTAACTCTAAACAGTCTCCCTTCCTTAGTTGTATCATATATTAAAACGATAAAAAATTAGCCAGTCTGCGAACTTTTTCATCCGGCATCTTCCTGTAAGCCTTATCCACCGAGAACCTGTATATCAGCGAAAGGATAAAGTCGGCGGAGTGTCCGAGCACTTTCATCACCTCTTTCTTGTCAATCATCTGCTTGATTCCCTCCCTGTCCTCTCTCCACCTGATAGCCACCTTTTCCTCCTCCAGATGCTGTCTTATGGTCTTTCCGAAAACAACTTTCTGTAGTACGTTCTCCGATATGCTCACCCCGCACTCTCCTGCGCTGTTGTGGTTTTTCAGCCTTTCCAAAAACTTTCCGACAACTTCCGCCTTTGCATTTCTGTACACGTTCAGCTTCTTTCTGTCGAACTCCACCCTTGTGTCGTCCGACGGAGCTGCCTGCGACATGAATTTCACGGCACCGGGAAAGAACCCCTCGAATATCCAGCCAACCCCCACACCGTCGTATATGAAATTCTTGTTCTGCACACCCTCCCTTGTCAGATGTCTCTGCGTCCATTGCAAAAGCTCGTTTGGTTTTAATCCCTGCGTGGCGTGAACCCCGGTAATGTGGTATCCATCCCATATC